ATTGCGCCTTCAATTTTCATAGTATTACCAATCTGTAATTCTTCTGCAAAACCATCACCTGAAAGTGTTATCAAAGCACTTTGATATCCTGTACCTCTGTTATAAAAATGTGGTTGTGGTAAAACTTTATTTTTGATTGTAGCTGTGAAATATGGCTCGCCATATTCTTCTGGATCGTATATTGTTATAGTTGGTGCTACTGCATATCCGCTACCCGGATCATAAAGTTTGAATTTATCTATCTTTCCATTTGCAATTTCAACTCTACCAATTGGTTTACAACCTGTTGTAATAATATTTCCTGTATTAGTTTGATTCATACCTACAAAAGCTGGTAAGTCATTCTTTAATCCACCAACTATCTGTGTAAGATTTCCACTTGTGCCTTTTATTTTCCAAACATATCCGTTATTGGATTGTAATGTTGTGCCTGTTGAACTAACAGCTAAAAATACACCCTGTGTATATGCAACTTTCCAATCTTCTCTACCTGAGTCACCAACTAATCCTGAATCGTACCAAGTTGAACCATCTGCACTGTAAATTATTCTATCAGCATTATTTAAAGAAGCAACCCAACAGTTATTTCCAAACACTAAATCACTGTATTCCTCTGTACCATCTAGTGTTACTGCACTTCCAGAAGTCCAAGTAGCTCCGCCATCTGTTGATATAGATGTAGTACCTGTTTTACCTATTGCAATCCATTTACCGGCTCCGTATGCAAGTCCAACATTATCATTAGTTGCCGCTGTTTTTGTTTCCCATGTAGATGGAACAATAGTTGAAGTTCCGTCTGTTGTAAGTGTAGCTTTGTATAAGTTTGTAGAGTTATCAGCACAAACAATCAAAGTGTTCCCGTCTGATCCACCTAACTGGGCTCTTGTAAATTGATGTGCTCCAGGTAGGATTGATGTATCCCATGTAATACCATCATTGGAGAATCCCATGGTTGTGTCATTATTTGCAACACCAACTATGAGAGAACCTTTTTTACTAAATGCTTTCCATTGTCTACTTCCCAAAGATGTTGTTGTTGGTCTTTCAGTCCAAAGCGAGCCGTCTGTAGAAACATACCAAGTAGCTGTACCTGTAATTGCATAATAAAACATTCCTAATGAATCTGAATAGCCTATATCGTGTGCACCTGCCGCCACACTATTATTTGTTTGTGCGTATGGTGGATCTGAAAAACTTACTCTTGGTTCATATTCATACTCTGTTGTTGCATTAAGGACCGTAGCAGAAACTTTACCAGGAACAATATTATCCCAACCAGGCTGTCCATCACTTTCTCTGTAAATTGTTGCAGTTTTTGAGGCAGGATCATAGTTCCAAATATATCCGTATTGTCCGGATCCTACTCCTCCTTTGAGAATGATCCTCATACCATTTAGCTGAGCGGCTGTTCTTGCCTCTGATGCCGCTAAAGTAATTTGGTCTGTATCTCCACCCTGTGCATTGTTTGCCGCAAATTTGTAACCTCTACCACCTATATTTGTACTTGCATCATTTGGTGGAAGATCAAGTGTAATTTTATCAATAGCACCGTTTCTTGTTTCTTTCCATCTCATATCTAAACCAGTACCATTAGCTTGTGTGACACTTGGTGTAACTGATGTATAATTTTGCCCGTTGTTATTATAAGCTAATGCTAAAACATTTGTATTTCCTACAATAAGATCTTCTACTCCTGCTTCACCTGTTCTATTGTTTACAGTTACAGTTTGAGGAGTTTCATTTGTATCAAAACCTTCAGCTACTGATCCAAAATCTCCATATGAATTGTTTCCGTTTGTAGCTCTAAGTATTCCACCGTTTTCTGCAAGATAACCTATGTGTGCATAATAGGTAAACACTGAAACAAGTTCTGAACGTCCTAAATTAGATGCCCAGTAACCTATACCGTCACTTAATACCTGTGTAAAATCGTTAGCAACAATTGATCTATTTCCGCCGCCGTGTAAGGCTCCGTCAATTTTCATACCTACACAGTTATCACCTATTGTTGTAACACCCTGTATATAAGGAGATTTACCTGCTTGTATTCTTTCCATATTTACAGCACCTGCCGACGCACTCTTGAATAAATGTGCAGTCGTATTAGAGCTTATACCTACGTTCATTGTGATAGAGTTAGCTGTAGTTCCTGTAATAAGAATTTTCTTATTGTAATAAGGATCTGTAGTTCTTGGATAAGGATGATCAGTTTGATGACTGTCCATTGCACATGTCCATACTAAACTTCCAGCATCAATAGACACTGATTGTCCAATAGCAATGTTGTGAGCCCAATTAATTGAATCATTACTTGAACTTACAAATCTATGTTCATATACTCCGTCTGGATTAATCCCTACATTTACTGTAATACTTGTTGGGGTCACTGCCATAATTTTACGCTTCTCACCATAAGCAGGATCTGTTACTCTTGGATATGTGTGGTTTGTATCAAAATTATCTTTTGCACAAGTAAACGTTAAACTGTTATTATCAAATGTGATTTCTTCACCTACTGCTAATCCGTGAATTGTTCCGAACTCTAACTTCATTATTCCTGTAGCTGGATCATATGTTGTTCCAGTAGTTGGAGTATACGCTTGAGTAGGTATTGTAAGGGTCATTACTCCTGTTGTCGGATCATAGGTTCCCCCTGTTGGAGTGTATTGCATTTTTCCTGCGGTTGCAATCCAAACACTAGTATCCGATGTGCCTGTTCCTGGATCCAATGATACGAAAGCACCACCTGATGGTCTTTTTGTACCATATGCGTTAGCGGTACCAAGTGTACCTGTAAGTCCTTTCAATGTACAATTTCTTATTCCGCAACCGTTTCTAACATAAAACATATTTGAATTGGCATTGTTAGTAGGAATAATTAAATTATCTGGATTTGGATTAGCAACAGTTGTTTCACCTTTTACAAAATCCTGACCGTCTATAGCAGGTCTAATCTGTGTTGATCTTAGTTCAGAGCCTTCAACAACCACGTTTGCTGGTAAACTTATAGGAAGTATTTCTGCATAATCTCCTGCTAAAACAAAAATCTTTGCACCTATGCCTACCCTATTATTTTCATCAGCTAACAGATAGTTACAGGCAAATCTCACAGTTCTAAATGGAGCGTTAAGTGTTCCACCTTGGTCTGCACTGTCAACACCGTTTGTTGCTACGTAGTAAAGTTTTCTTTGTAAGTCAATAGTGTCCCAAGAAGGTAATCCTGAGGTAACTCTCAATGCTTGTCCAGTAGACCCTATAGCAAGTCTTTGTGTATCAACTGCTGTAGAATCTTGATCTTCAAAAGTTTTTAAATCACCTTTTCTTGCAAGTTTGTTTGTCCTTGTACCTATTATCATGTACTTCCAGTAATTTTGGTCTGGTTGTTCTACATCAAGATCTGGTCTTGAATCAGATTCTGTTGATCTATGATATTTCAAACAAACATACGCAGATCCTTGCCATGATACAATATCGCCTGCATAGTATTCTTGATTGTCTTCCCAGTAATCTCTGTGGTTTCTACCATCAATTACTTTTTCCCAATAAGTAGGCCACTGATCTGGTTGTAAATTTGTGCTATCTTGAATAGCGATATAAAGATTTCCTTGCAATCTTACAAAGTCACCTGTTCTATAATCTATTATTGCAGAACTATCAGCCGAACCTTGATTGTTCCAATCATTTCTAAATTTGTATCCTTCAAAGGTTACGTTCCAATCTGTAGGCCACTGTGATGGTTTATATCCAACGTTGTATGTTAAAGACTTGTAAATATATCCACCATATAGAACTAAATCTCCTGGCTGGTAGTAAATATTTTCTGACCAAACATTTTCGTATTCTGTTCCTGGAAGATATGTTGCCCATCTTCCTGCATCAAAATCAGTTTTAAATGCCGCATCTCCTGTTCCCGAAGTATGTCCGCTAACTGCTTTGACAAGATTTCCACCTCTTTTGACTACATCATTTTTCTTATATCTATAATCTGCCTGCCAAGCACCTGAAATTTCACCTGTTTGAGTGTCTGTCTTAGTAACATATTCAATACCTTCACTTTGTATTTCCCATTTAGATTGATCTTCTTCTAAACCTAATGTAATGTTATCTGCTGATGTATGACCAATTACACATTTGTAAACAATGCCGCCATATCTTGCGATGTCATTTACTTTATATCTTGTGCCAATTGCCCAAGTACCTCTCCAAGTATCAGAGTCAGATAGCACTGTCCATTTACTTTGGTCTGCTTCCAGTCCTAATAATATTGTTGCCGCAGATACGTGCTGTGCAGTACATTTGTAAACTTTACCATTGTATCTTACGAGATCATTTATTCTGTATAAGGTGTTTATAGTCCAGTTGTATTTCCAATCTGCTGAAGATACAGCTACCAAAGTCCATTTGTTTATGTCAGCAATCAAACCGTCAGTGGCAGATGAAAAAGTTGCAGAAGAAGTGTGTGCTTCTGTACATTCGTATACTGATGCACCGTATTTTACTAAATTTCCTATTGAATAAAAAGTGCTTACAGTCCAAACATTCTTCCAGCTTTTACCTTCTGATTGTTTTTTCCATTTAGGTCTTGCAGGCGTAACATCTGTACCTGCTAAATCATTATAAAAATCTGCTGAAGTATGTGTTCTCAGTGCAACGTAAGTAAATCCGTTGTATTCGATCATATCATCTACAACGTAGTCTGTTCCACCGCTCCAGCTACTTTTCCAATTAAATCTAATTCTGCTTAACTTAAATTCTGACATTTTTTAGCACCTTATATGTATTTATTATACTCCTGTAGGATACGTATATCCTTCGTTAATTCTTACTACCAAGTTTCCACTATCATCTATGTAGTACATTAAACTTCTATTATCCCATTTAAATTGTTCATAATTTAAATTTTCGTATACCTTTTCATGGTTTACATTTCTACCTTCATAGAAATTTTCTCCCATTTCAAAATCTTCATAATTATTTGAGGGATCTCCTTCTGCATTTAAGGCAATGGATTCTCCGCTCTTTAGTTGATCAATTTTTGCAAAAAACAACTCGCCGTCATCAGTTCTACGCAATCCATAAAAGTATCTTGCATCTGTTTGATTGACCATGTCTGTAATGCTTTGACCTAAAAATGTATCAGCCATTATACTATCTCCACTATGCTGAGTATAGCATCTAATGATGCTGTTTGATCAGCAGTTATATATAAAACGTTTGTCGCATCTAACACAATTTTTTCGCCTTTGCCTATTGGCTTCATTGCTGTGTTAGGAGCTATTGCCATATCTTTAACTAAAAATCCAATGTTACTAGCTTCGTCACCTATTTCTATACTACAGTTTACCATTCCGTCTGTAAGATTCGCAATGTTCATTCCTATTATAGTTGTACTTGTCGCGGCTGGTGTTGTATAAACAGCTACCCTCTGCGTTCCTATTTCTTTTGTTACTACGTTTTTAAAATTTGTCGCCATATCTTATTCCTATAAAAGTAATGCAAGTTTGATTGCAATTTCCTCTGCATCGTTAAATGTTACAGCACCTGTTGAACCTGCAACTGAAACCCAGTTGCCTGCAATGTCATAAATTTCAACCCTATCTTCTACTGTGTTATAACGCATCATGCCAGTTTCTGGACTAGGATGTCTGTTTGCGTTATTACCAACGGGTATGACAAAACCGCCGGTACCTTGTACCTTAAAGTAACCTGTACCAGTTTGTTTTAGGGTGGTAACTGCACCATTTACAGTATTAGTTATCTGATTTCCATTAAAACTAAAGTTTTCAATGGATACTAGACCACCGCCATTTGCTTGTAATGTTAAATTTTGGTTAGTTGTAATTGTTTGTAAAGTGCTTCCTGATACTGATATATCGTCAACTTCTAGCTTCTTGATGTCAAATCTATTAGCTGTTACACTTGCGACTTCACTTCCGCCTGCATAAAAACGTATTTTATCATCGTCTGCACCTGGAGTATTTTCTGCTGTAATATAAGTATCTCTATCAGCATCATAAACACCGCCTAGCGTTGACCACTGTCCGTCATATGCTTCAAAAACATTTGTATCAGTGTTGTATCTTAACATTCCTGTTACTGCTGATCCAGGTCTTTGTGCTGTTGTTCCTTTTGGTAAAACCAATGCGCCTGTACTGTTAACCTGTACAGATTCACTGCTAGGATCTAATACAATATCACCAGCTGGATTAGAAATTATATTTGAATCAAATCTTAAATTATCAATTACAATTTTTCCAGCGCCGTTTGGTACAAAATTTATGTTTCCGTCACTGCCTGTCGATTGAATAGTATCATTGTCTATTGTAATATCATCTACAACTACTTTACCTACATTTAATTCTGACCAAGCTAAATTTGTTGTTCCTAATTTATAAGTGTTATCTACACTTGGAATTATATCACTTGCAATTTGTGCCTGAATATTTATAGTGTCAGTATTTTCATCACCTAATGTAATATTTCCCCCTACACTTACATTTCCAGTAACATCTAAATTACCTGTAACATTTACATTGTCTAATAAGTTAATAGTTCCGCCTGAACTATTCAAATTGATATTTCCACTTGTGCTAGAAATAGTATTACCACTTATTCTTATTGCACCTGATTCAACTTTTGTGCCGTCAATGATGGTAGTGTTTACTCCGTCAGTAAATGTTATACCCTGGTTATTATTAAATAAAAATTCTGCATTTGTAAATGTAACTTCACCTGTTGTTTGATTTACTCTAAATAGGTCACCAACTCTAAAATCACCTTTATGATCAACTGTACTGAAATAAATGTTTGCACCGTTAAGAGTTGTGACTTCGTTTGCTTGAATGACTTGAGTAGTGTCATTTGTTACATCTTTACCAACACCTATGTAGGCAAGATTCATTCCGATTGCATACATTGTTACACCCGAACCATCACCATACAATCCGTAATTTCCATAAACACAAGCACTTGCTATAGATCTTATTTCTCCACCAAAGTCTGTATGATCTATTAAAGTCAATGCTGTTGCTGTTGAACCTCCGGTAAATCTTATATCTTGAATAAATGTATCATCATCAGTAATTACTTGTGAACCATTGTCGCCATCAAAGTTTAATTTTAAAACAGTATATTGATCTACCACTGTGGCCGCAGATGGAGCCGAAAATGCACTGCTTTCTCCTGTACCTTTTCTTACTCTAACATCGTCTATTCTTCCTGTAAGATTACTTGAAGAACCATCATACTTCGAACCTATTGTCATAGGTTTTGTAGTTCCTAAATCTGTTGTGTTGCTTGTTGATGTTCCTTGTAATGCTCCGTCAATAAACAATCTAACATTTGTTCCTACTCTGGTAATCATTAAATGATAGAATGTAGTGTTCACTAGTGTAACATTTGGTGCTAAAATAGAAGTTGTTCCAAAATCTAATTTTGGTTTATTATCTACAAAATAAAAGTGTGGTGCTGAGTCTGTATCAGATCCTGCTCTAAAGTCAAACATAGTTTCTGTACCAGTATCATCTGATAGGTATATGTAACCTTCTACAGAAAAGTCTCCAGTTCCAAAGCCAAAGTCTGTTTGAGTTGTAACAGTAAACCTATCACCTGTTCCATCAAATAATGAAATTCCTGTTCCCCATTTGACAGGGTTACTTGTGACTATTTGTGCGTTACCTACTGCTGTTACTGTTTTCTTGTTCCTACTTAATGGAGTGATGAATCCTGTTACTTTTCCATCTATTATAACTTCATTTGTAGCAACAGATTCAATAGTAGCTGTAGCAAGTTGTGTTCCATTAGCATCGTATAGTGTAATTGCATTTCCTGGATTAGGTGCTGATCCACTTAAACCACTGTACTTAATTTTTGTTTTTCCATCACCTTTGAGTCCAGCTGACCCGTCTATTATTTCTATTCCTTTATCAGCGAAATATGTAAAA